AGAATTACCTTGGCATTTAATACCTTTGTGCGAGGTCAATTAACTGTTGATGGTACTTTAAATGAATTAACCATATAATAGGACTATTATGAGAATGGGATTTTTATCAGAACAACCAGTAACCAGTACCAATAAAAAGATTGTCTATGTAACAGGGCATCTGGGATTCATAGGATTTTATGTAGCCAAGGCCTGTCTTGAAGCTGGTTGGCACGTCATAGGCGTAGATAAAATGACCTATGCAGCTACACCAGAACGCGATGATGAATTAAAACAAATAGCCGAACAAAACAATGTACAGTATGATTACATGTACAAGGACATAAATGAACTAGACAGATTAGTTGATTGTGATTATGTTATCAACTGTGCTGCTGAGACTCATGTAGACAACAGCATTGATGGCAGTGATGTATTCCTTAAATCAAACATCAATGGCGTACATAATCTATTAAAATTAATCACGGCCAAGGGTCGTTATGGTATGCCCACCCTGTTGCATTTTAGTACTGACGAAGTCTATGGCGACATCATTGACGGTAGCTTTAGTGAAGATCATTTATTACATCCCAGCAATCCATATTCAGCAACCAAGGCAGCTGCGGACCAGTTAATCCTGGCCTGGGCTCGCACACATGCTGTTCCCTATGTCATAGTACGTCCCACCAATAACTATGGTGCAGGCCAGTATGTAGAAAAACTCATACCCAAGGCAGTTAAGTTCCTGCAGTTAGGTCGTAAGGTTCCACTGCATCTGGGTGGCACTCCGCGTCGTACCTGGTTGCATGTACAAGATACTGCGGATGCTGTCATACACATCATAAATTCCGGTACTGTGGATGAGATTTATAACATTCCAGGCAACTTTGAAATCAGCAACCTGGAAGTTGTAGAAGCTGTAGTTCGAGAATTCCATGGAGCCGATGCCAACGTGCAGGACTACATAAATACCAATTATGAAAGACCTGGAGCTGATCTGCGCTATAGCATTGATGGTATGAAATTAAAAAATCTAGGTTTTGAAAGTAAACGAGACTTTTATGCTGAAATACCTGGCATAGTTCAGTATCACAAAGACAACTGGATCTGGTAATGACACTGGCCGAAGCCCGCATGAATATTTGCCGTGGTTGCCAGCATTTCGGACCTATATTAAAAACCTGTGGATTATGTAACTGCTTCATGCCGGCCAAGACACTGATAAAAAGTGCCAGTTGTCCAGCCCAACCACCGCGTTGGATAGCAGTCAATGATCCCAGCAACAACCCTAACTGCGGCGGTTGCTCACACTAAGGAAAAACATGGCATTACTACATTACGAATGCAATAGCTGCGATGCAGTATTTAAAATTCGTCACGACATGGATGAAACTTACTATCCCATAAACTACTGTCCCTTTTGCGGTTGTGAATTAGACGAAGACGAAGAGCATTTTGATCAAGAAGAAGAGTAATGTGGTATTTCAACAATGCAGAAATTACTGAATTGCCCGAAGACAAGGTTGGTTTTGTTTACTTAATTACAAACCTGGCCACTGGTCGTAGGTACATAGGTAAAAAACTCAGCAAGTTTAGCCGAGTAAAATATAAAATGATCACCCAGAAAAATGGTGTGAAAAAACGCAAAAAGATTCGTAGCAAAATCGACAGTGATTGGCAAACCTATTGGAGCAGCAGCCCCGAAGTGCAGGCCGATGTAAAAGCACTGGGTGAAAATAAATTTCACCGTGAAATACTTTATTTTGCCGATAGCAAAGGCAGTCTTAGTTATCTCGAAGCTCGCGAACAATTTCATCGCCGGGTTCTGGAAAATCCCCAGGACTGGTACAATGGCATCATACAATGCAGAATACATCGCAGTCATGTTGTATCTGTCCCACCTTTAGTGCTTGACACTTAATCAAAAAATCTATATAATAGCCAGTATGAAATTTTTATTAGTAATCTATTTAACGTTTCCTGGTCTAGGTCAGCAAATTATTAAAGAATCAGAATTCAATTCAATTGAATCCTGTCAGATAAAACTGCATGAGGCCATGACCTTCTATGGTCGCTATTATGATCACAAACACATAAGTGGAGCCTGCAAACGTGTCGGATGAACAAGCAGAATTTCATTGGAACAACCTGGTTCAGGCCTTTGGTGATAATCTACCCAACCCCGACCGCGAACCGCGTCGGTTTGCCTATTACGTAAAAATTTACAAGCACCTCATAAAACTTCATGGAGAAAGCAATGCACATTGATCAGGAATTTGTTGGTAATCTATTAACTGAATTAAACACGCGTGTAGTCAGCGTAACCTTTACTAAGGCCGATGGCACGGTTCGTAACATGAACTGTACATTACAGTCAGGCATTGTGCCCCTGGTAGAGCATAAGGAAACCAAAGATTCTACAGCATTACCTGAAACCCTGGTGGTCTGGGATACAGATAAAAGTGCCTGGAGATCATTTAGATTGGATAGATTGACCAATGTTCAATAAATTAACCATAGCAGTACTTGTAATTCTGACCTTGTTGGGTGCGTATATTGGCGTGGCCAGTTTGGCTCAGCTGCGAGCCTATGACACAGAGATAACAGCCTTTACTAGCAGAATCAATGTGTTACAGGAACAGCTGTATAGACTGCAGGAAGAAGATCGTGAACTCAATGTTAGATTAGATCTGGCTCAAAAAAGCTTGACAAAATTGCAAGAAGAAAATAGAATACAAGAAGTATTAATTAACGAGGCCCGTGCTAGACGGAAACGATAATGGCAGATATATTTTCAAATAAACGCATCGAAGAAATGATGCAGAAAATGGCGCATGGTAAAGAACCCGAAGCCACAGAGATTGATCATACCAAACCTGGTTATACGGTAACACTGATGCGAGCCTTTAACTGGTATAACTATGAAAAGGATCTCAAGACTTCCAGAACCTATTTGCGAAGCTGGATTAAAAAGCATAAGCCTAATGATGTCAAGGCTTTTGATGCTGTTCCAGACTTTTATATGAGAGCAGTATATGGTTGGTTGGCTCGGCTAGCTGAACATGGAGCTAAACTAAGTCCCCGAGACGCTACTAAACTCACAGAGACTGTGGCTGAGATGCTAAAACACAGTGTAAAAACTACACCTGAACCAGTGCAGGATACTGCACCCAAGCGACCAAGCATACAGGATGCACTAGCTGCCAAGCAATCAGAGTTCTTTGGTGAGCTCGAAGGTGAGATTGATAACTTCATATTAAATGATTGTCGTAAGACTGATTTTAACTTGTTTAAGTATCTACAGGGAGCCAACAGTCCCAAGGTATTTGGAACAGCAGTCAAGGATTTATTGAATCGCCGCATAGCTGAAATAGCACAGGTGCCAACTGATGAACAATTAGCCGAAGCCTGTAGCTGTTATACAGCAGCTCAGCGAGGTCGGTTAGAAAATTTCCTTCTGGAGTTGATTGAAGATGGCCAACGCTGGGCCGACTTTAAGAAAGCCAATCAGAAGGTTCGCGTTAAGAAAGCCAAGCCAGCTGGTGTACAGGTAGCCAAGCTTCAGTATTTAAAAGAGTTCAGTGAGCTGGGATTAACCAGTGTCAGTGCACCAGGCATTGTCGGTGCTCAGCAGTTGTGGGTCTACAATACCAAGAATAAAAAGCTGGGCTGTTATTTGGCCACGGGCAGTACTGGTTTTAGTGTACGAGGAACCAGCCTGCAGGGTTATGATCCAGACACCAGTGTGCAAAGGACACTACGAAAACCCACTGTTGTTACCAAACAGGTTTTAGACGCCGGCAAAGTACAGCTCCGCAAGATACTCAGTGACCTAACCACAACCGAGACCAAGTTAAATGGTCGTATCAATGCCGATACCATTCTATTGAGAGTACTATGATAGTCTATAGATGTAATGCCAAGTGGGTGATATCTAAGTCTAATAGACGCTATGTTAAAATGCGAGTATCAGACAAAAACAAAAGATGGCATGCATTTTTTAAAAGAATCAGAGGTAATAGATTTTGGTGGAAACCCTTATAAAAAGAAAGCCTAATAAATTATGAAAATACAACTTGATATAAATGAAATACCCGATGAGTTATACAATCAACTATTAATGGCATTTGTACAAAAAGCCATAGTAGATGGCATAGATGTTCCACGCGGTGCCAAGGTAGAAGAATGGAAGCTAACCGCTGAATTAGTCATACCAAACATACATTGAAGATAAATATTCGAATCGGTCACAAGCCGGCTACAATAACTAACCCACAAGGTGAAATCATGGAATTCAATAAAAAGACAAATACAGTTATAGACGAAAACATTGATAATTTTTTCGTTAAA